TCCAGATATGTTTTTTACCTGAATCATTCCAGCAAATCTTTGTGGCAAAACCGGGTATTCCTCGCCCAATTCTTCAAAATTACTCATTTAGATACCAACTTGAAGGACTTTGCCATTCAAGGTCAATTTCTGAAACCACACCCAGATTGTCTCTTTCTATCGTTTCTTCAATTCTCAAATCATAAGAAATATATGCACCAGCAAGATATCTGTCGCCTTTTAGTAGGGTTAATTCGGAGTACTCTTCATTAATCGAGGATTCTTCGATTAATGCTTCTCTCTCTGGGTTTGACCTTTGCAAGCATGGATGGTCCATCAGAGAAGACCTAACAACCGTAGTGAGCCTGTCTCTCATCAGGGTGGTGTCTTGAGCGCCGTCGCTACGTGCCCACACATATGTGCGCATTGCGTAAATAACATTGTATTCAGGATTGTTTGTTGAGCTGAATCCAGTACGAGCTAAAGACTTTGTTGACAATGCAACAGTTATTATTGTTGGCCATTTGTCCATAGCCAATGGTTCATAGGCAAATATATCCTCTATATCCGGAAGCTCACTTGTGCTGAGATTCCATGAGTTCCTATAACGATTCAGCCTAGTAGGCATCTCGGATATCAAATATTCGTTAACGAACTGCTTTGCATACTGTGGTCCATACATAACTTCTGCAGGCATCAGACACCAGGAACCTTGCTTATACCGGCAACATAGTTAGCAACTATCCCACTTGCAAATTCAGCAAAACCAACTGGTTCGTAAACAACTTGTCTTTTTGGCATTTTAAAAGTTCCAGTTTGGTGAAATCTTGCGTAAGGTATTGCTGTGCCAATTTCAAAAGATGTTGCTGTTTCATTTTGAACTAATGGTGTTATGGTCAGTGACTCCATCAATGCGCCAGTCCTAACCATTGTTGGGGCACCTGGAAAACGTATTGATTTCCATGCAGCATACTTTGCATCAAGTGGTTTCCAGCCACCAACAGGCAATCCGTTTGTTGCGAAGTTTGCAGCATTCATTGCCTGTACCTGTTTTTTTAAAACCGGAAATACTGGAGAAGTAAATGAACCCCTGGTGCCTATTTCCGCAAGCATTTCGTAGGCTTCGGAAAAGTCTGGTTCAAATTCAACTCGTGAACCACCCGGCCTGCTTGAGCCAATAGAATCAATAGAATTCTCTAAAGCCTTAAATTCCCCAATTACTTTTAACAATGATTTTTTATCAAAATCAGTGTCAAGTTTTAAAGAGCGGTAAATCTGTCTTGGAGAATCCATTATGCAATTCGTCTTCTCTTGTAAGACCTCATTGCTGCTAATTCTTTTTCAAGGAACCCTGTTTCAAGAGGTGCAACATTTCTTGTATTTAAATCTTTTAGTCCAACAACATCGTCGTGCATGTTTTGAACTTCTCGAGAAGCAGCTCTCAGAATCATTAACTTAAACATTTTTATGGCAGAGCCGTTAAGCCCTCCGGTGTAAGTAATGCTTACGACGTCATTTGGGAATCCTCTATAAAGCTCAATACCGTATCTATGCACAGTGTAGTCATTGCCTGTGGCAGTGGCTAAGCCACCAGATACATATGAACCGGTGGCTCCAGCAGCATCACCAACTGTAAATGCTGTTGAAGTTACTGCTGTTATTTCTAATCCGCTAATCTGGAGAGTCGAAGGATTGATGTTTGAAACTGTAACTCTCTGACCAATGGTGAAGTCGTTGTCTGCGGTAAAAACGACCGAAGAACCACTAGCCGAAGCAGATGTTATCGTGGCTTTTTTTTGCATTGCTTCAGCGAGATTGACTGGAATGGAAGCCAAATTTGCAAGAGTAACCTTTTTTACATTTGTTATTGGTGAATTTCTTGCATAAATTATTTGTGATGGCTGAATATAATTAATACCATCATCGGTCGAACTCAGGCTATGGTCATAAAAAAAAGATGTTGCTGGCACGCCCTGGAAGTACGAAGGGATTACATGCTCCTCGGTTACTTCATTCTGCGTAACTGGTCTTCCAAGAAAAGCTTCAAGCTCACTCTCCAAACCAAGAAGTATCATCTCGACGGCATCTTCTTGTCTCTGGGTAAGAGAGATGTCCATGTATGTTTTTAATTCGGGTAAGCTGACTAGCATGTTTGAACTAGCCCCTTCCAGTTATCCGGCCTCTTGCCTCCGCGGCTAAATTGCGACCTTCGCCAGCCTGGGTCCTTTGTCTTGCGCCACGACCAAACTGAACCCTGTCTGCCAGTCTTCTTGCCGAATACGCAACAGCCCGTCTCCACCATGCTGGTTTTCTTTGTGGGGCAGGAGTTGGCACAGGAACCAGTTCGGCTCCTGTCTCCTCAAGCTCTGGAATAACATCCACAGCTTCTTCTGTAAGCTCTTCATCCTCTACATCCGACGGAAAATTCATTAGGACCTCCGGGTCAAATACTAGGAGTATTTTACACCAGCCACCGCAATAAAGCCGAAACTTACCTGTCGGCGTTTGGAGGACGCTCAAGGGAGGGCATTTCTGGCTGGCTTGGAGCCTCAATTGGTACCCATGCCCTCGAGTATGTGTGTTCTTTTATTTTTCGTTGCTTGATAACCGTTCCGTCAACCATTGCTGCAATTTCAGAATTACTCATAGTTAGCAGGTCTTTTATTTGCTCAATTGAGTACTTCTTTGAATGCACAACTGAGCGAATAAGGTTTGATAGGTGCTTGGTGACGACATCACCCCTGCCTCGATTGAGCCTCACATGCATGAGCATTGCATCTATCTCATCAACATTGACAATCACAATAGGAACCATGCCATTGCTCATCTTCTTTATTTGTTCTGACTGAGCGCACACCCACCTATGGAATCCATCAATTATTTTGAATGAATCTTTTTGAACAACAATTGGGCTAGTCCAGCCAAAATCCAATATTGAGCCGGCCAGAACCTTCAGGTCTGGTTTAAGAGTATGAGTGGACCGCCAGTCGGCTGGCTTCAGCTTCTCAATTTCAACCCAAGAAACATTATTTATTGGAGAATCAGTCATCTCTAAACCCTACATTTTCTCGTCGGTTATGTCAAGGGAGTCCATGTCAGCAAGTTCGGAGGCTTCTTTCATTGCAAGTGAGTAAGCCTTTGTTCCTGGTCCAATCGGGTGCGGAGAAGTTCCAATAAATTCGTGCATTAAAAGATTTCTAATCAGCCAATGGACAGGGTAGGAGAGCGGTTCTTTCATACTCTTCCTGCGGAAATCTGCGGAATAGGAAAAAGCTCGCTGGGCCAAACCTTTTGTAAGGATGTTTTCTTCAATGCACCGCCTGACCCCATCCCACCCACTTTTTGCATAACGCATTATGACCATCTCTATGTCGTAGTCTGGCCAAACTCTCCTCTGGGCATCTAGGTGTGGAAATATTTCCCAAAGTCGGTCATAGAATTCTGGTTCCGTTGCAACCACATCTCCTATTCGCCTAACAGCGACTGCGTGTAAAGGTATTCCCACACGGGTGTTGCTTCCTGTTGATGAAGCTAGGTCGTAGTACTCGCAATATGTTGCACCGTGCTCTTCGACAATGAATTTAAAAACATCATCGGTTGTCCAGTCGTAAATTGGCTTTGCAAAACGAAGCGGTATATTTCGTTTTGAACGATACGGTACAACTATATAATTCTCATGAAGTTTCTGCACCAGTGAGCGATAACGAATCATTGATTCATTTGCCCTAACGCCCATCACGAATGCAACTTTTCCCTTTTTACCTTGCATCGTGTAGTAGTCAATCGTCTGGGGTATTGGTTTGTTGGAGTCCAGACCGAAGTCTTCTGCGGTTATGGCCCATTCCGGCATCTCTCTGGCTAGGCGGCCCTCTCTAGCACGCTGAGCCGACCAGAGCAAACAATATTGCCGTCTCCCAAGCACCCAAACGTCTGTACCCATTGGCAAGCAGTACCACTCCATGTCAACCCAGTCGTAGTTTCTGACTTCTTCAACAAACTTCACAATTGTCGGGCTCAGCATTTCTTCGTCTCGAAAAATAACTTTTACCGGCCCAAGATTACGTTCTTCGTGTATTTCTTTTGCTAAGTAAAGTATTGCTGTTGAATCTTTGCCACCCGAAAACTGTATGCATACAGTGTCAAAGGTGTCGTATATGTGACGCATTCTCTCGCGCGCAGCATCAACACATGACATTGACAAAAACATCCGCTGCCTAGGCATTAGAAGTCCGCATGAGAACGAATAAAGTCAACAAGCTTTGCAGCTGTAGTGTCGCCGATATATCCAGGGTCATTTCGTATGTAGCGAATAAAGTCGTACCAGTCACGCTGTTGTGTTGAGTCATCAAAAACAAGTGTGTATTGAACCACGGCTTTTTCTCCGCCCTTCATATTTACAGCAGAGCTCCCACGGGTTACAGCTTCCATCTCGTTTACTTCGTCTGAAGCAACATAGATGTTTTCATCATTTGCGTTTTTCTCCACAGATGGAGAAACTTCATTCTGCGGCTTGAAAGGATTTACTTCTGGCGGAGCCACATAACCAGAACGATTGTCGTTTTTTGAACTTCTTATTTCGTCCACCGAAAGTGAAGCTATCTCAAAATCGTCCCAACCTAGATTGTCAAAAAGCTCAGCGTATTCGGAAGAAATACTGTTAATCATTTCTATCAACATTGATTGGTCTGTCTCACCAAGCTCTGATGTCTTGTTGTCGGCAAGCGCAAATGCAATTGCGGATTTGTCACTTCCGTCAAAATCAATACAAGCAAGCTCTGTCCATCCCATTTGTTTTGCAGCCGCAAGTCTGTGGTTTCCAGATATGACAGTAAATGTTGAATCGCCATTGTCTTTAACGACTATTGGGGTTACTTGTCCAAATTCTTTAAAAGAGGAAATAATCGCACCAACATCTCCACGTCGTGGATTGTTCTCAAGTTGACGCAATTGACTTATCGGTATTGTCATTCCAGATAGTGACGGATGTATGTTTTCGGTCATTTCTTCTTCTTTGTTTTTTCTTTGTTTTTAAGTATTGAGAATGAATAAGTTTTGTCGTTTGTAAGTTTTTCTGGGAACAACTTTTTGTTTTTCCTGCTCAGCCTCATACCTGCGCCCTGACATTTGCGTTGAGCGTCCTAAGAGCATCTATTGATGTACGAAGAGACAAGAGCTGTTCTCGTTTTGCTTTTACAAGACCTTCCGATATTTTGTAATCGTAGTTCTCGTCATTCATTTGATAGTCAGCCCATGCTTCTCGTTCTCTAATTGAGCCCTTTGCTCCAAGGTATGATTTTGCCCAGTTTGACCTGTAGGCTGCTTCTTTTTTTGCGGCATCAACCGCAAGAGTCTCAAATGCTTCTGTTTCTGTTTCAAGGGCAGAGACGAGACGCAAGAGCTCTTCTTCAACTTCGACCTGGCTAATCGGGCTATTTCTGCTCAATGTTTTTCCTTTACCTAGTAGTTGGTGTCCAGTCAAGGCTTTCAAGCGCTGACATGTTTAGTTTAGGCCAATCAAACCGCTGTTGTCCATAGTGAACCAAACCTATTTCTTCTAAAATCCAGGCATCACACATATCGTCCGCTCCGGGGCCACTCCAGACGATTCCCGTTTTTGCAGATATGGATGAAACAACTTCCGATTTGGCCGCATTACCCCTACCGGTTGCAAATTTTGCCCTAACGGTGGGTGGAACCTCTACGAACTCAAAACCGGATTTCAGTAAACAGAATCTAACAACCCCGCCAAGCTCACCTATGGAGAAGGCCTGTCCACTTCTGGACGCAAAAGAGTAACCCTCAATTACGACAGTGTCAACTTGATGTTTTGAGCATTTTTCTAAAATTTCGCTTGATATGTCAACAAGTCTTTGCGTTTTTTTATTCTTTGAAGATATGACACCGTATTCACCATCGCATGACCACCCGGTCGAAGTAAGCGATAGGTCCAGCCCTATTATCTTTCTATTCACTTAATTAAAACTACACCATAAAGCAAGAAGCCACTGTGATTTTTTTCCACAGTGGCAAATCCAAGTAAAGGATATTTCTTGCAACGGTTTCCCGTTTAGAAATGGACCACCCCCTCACTAAGTCGTATGAGGAAATTTTATACCAAACTATATTTATAGAAACTGGTAATAAATATAGGAATTCTATTAATTGTTTACACGCAAGAACCGGGTGCCACACTTTGCTTCGTGCACCCGGCCCTCGCGCCTATAACGGTCCTAAGGATTACAACAATACACCAAAACCAAATATAAAAAACGTTAAATATAAACAAATTTTTTGTGCAGTTCTATTCAAATCAAACTGCCTCATGTATACTTTTTTTTGTACCCAATTCAATATAGGAGCAAAAATGTCAACAGCAATACTCGCACCGACAACCATCACATTAACAATTCCTGGTGGACTAGCAACAAGCAGCATCGTCACGATGGCTATGCCGTTTGCTGGTGTTATCACTGGCGCTACCGTCGCAGTCACCACAGCCCCAGTAGGTTCAGCACTTACCGCAGACCTTAAAGTCGGTTCTGATGTAGCAGCAGCCTTCTCAATCGCAGCAGCAGGAACTTCAGACGCAGGCACGCTTACTGCAGTCAACTGCGACTTCGCTGAAGGTGACCTCGTGAGCCTCGATGTCTCAGCTGTTGGTTCAAGCACCGCTGGTTCAAACATGACAGTTGCATTCACGGTTGAGAGCTAAATAAGCTTTAATTATAAAAAGCACCTCATCCGATATGGGTGAGGTGCTTTTTTTTACCCTAAAAACAGCGGGATGTTAATTTTCCCAGCCATGCTTTGCTAAACCCAAGTCAAAAGCTAGTTGGGGATAATTTCCTATTCTCGTGTGACATGGTCTGCAAACGCAAATTATATTTTCTTCATCTAAAATTGAACCGCCCTGGGAGCGTCGTTTGAGTTCATGCAAGTCGGATGATTGATTGCGTTTATACATTTTTTTTTCATCGTGTTCAGCAAAAACCGGACATGCTTCGCACCATGGTTTTTCTTCTAGAAGTCGAACGACGAGCTTTCTCCTCTCGACATATTCTTTTTCTTTTTTAGCAGACCTATATCTCAATTAAGTTTGCCTCGTCGTATTCGATTTCTTCAAAATTCCATCGGCCATTTAGAACTTCCCACAAAGCCTCGTCATATGGAGTCGGCTCAATATCGTTTTCGTTTAGTTCTTTTCTATGCCTGATTATAGCTTGCCTACACATAATCAATATGTCATCTTCCGACGAAACTCCATCCTCAGGCATGGAAATAAACTCGGCTACTTCATTTAACTTTCGCAACACATGGCCCCTGAACTTTTCAATCTTGCGTTTTTGCCCAAGATAATGATGCATTGATTCTGCAAGAAGCTTGGACCCATCCTCCCCAAGTGCAGAATACTGCTCCGTATCAGACTCCATGTCGCCTTCTATTTCTTCTACCTGCTCATTAAGGTTTGACAATAGAGCATCAAGACACCTAGACCAGCGTTTTAAATTTTGCGACTCACGCAAGAACTGACGCTGATTATCGTTTACGTTGTTTTTTATGTCCTGAGCAACCAAGTGCGCAAAAGCGTCATCGCTCATCATGTGATAAACGGTATTCATTTAATCTCCTTATTTTTTATTCCAATATTCACATAGGTCTCGCTTGAAATAACACCAGTTACAGAGAACGGCAGGTATTGCTTCCCATTGATTTGCATCAAAAGAATTTCCTATTTTGATTCCAACATCCTCAACCATTTTAGATACCTTTTCAGCATCTTCTTCTGTATATTTTTGAGAAAATTTAGTTCCATCTTTTAGGTACAGAAGCTCGACTAGGTCTATTTTGACATCTTTTGTATCCGCCAAAACTATTGCGTAAATCAGCAGCTGAGTAAATTTGTCTCCGACATATCTAGCTTTTGGAGTTTTTCCTGTTTTGTAATCAGAAATTGTTGTCAGCCCATCAATGGTTGACCACCTATCAATATATCCCTTGATGTTGAAACCGCCAATACTTCCGTTGAGTTCAGTTTCCACTCCAGACGGAATTACGTCAACCGGTGATTCAACTTTAAAAATATTTTCAAGACACCACCAGGAGTTCCACCTAAAAGTGTTCAGTCCATCTTTTATAAACGGAGTGACTTTTTCTTCCCATTCTCCACTTGTCCAGACAGAGGAACTAACATTTTTTAATGTAGCAACACCCCTGTTTACTGGTTCAACATTTAGATAAAAATACTCAAGGACATCGTGAACAAAATTACCCATCAGCGTTGCTTCTGTTGGTGGTTCTGAGAGCTTATTAACCCTGGAGTACTTGTACTTCAATGGACATTGAACATACGTTGATATTGAAGATGGTGATAAGTACGGAGGTAGCTCGTATGGCAGTTCAGTGGTGGTTATCACTTTGCTTCCGATGCCAACTGCCCATTGAACTCAATTTTTACAACAGTCTCAATAAGGAAAATCATCTGCTCGTTTGTGAGACTGGCTGCGTTGCTTGGCACCGGAGCATTGTTGCTATATGTCTCCCAATCTTTACGAAGAGTTGTTTTTTGTTCTGGTGTCATTTTTTTTGTCATTGACATGAATTTGCTCCACATCTCAAGCTTCTCGGTATCTACTGGTTCCGCAGGTCGCAAAACCTCAGCGTCCATTACCTGCTCAATTTCAATTGCGTCTTCGCTTCGAGCAAGATACAAACCGATTCCAAATGTTTGCACAGCCTTTTTGAATGCATCAGACACTGCACCTTTTACCTCATCGCCGTAATCAACAGCAAGACCGGTTGCCTTTATCCGCTTGATTTTTTGGCCACCAACACCGTCCCTAGTGACTTCGTCGCCATCAATGGTTGCAACCACTGTCACATGTGCGACGACTGAGTCACCAATTTCAACAAAGCTTTGGACTTTCAGCGACCATTTTCCAACACCAACAACCTTATTCATCCTGTTAACCACTTCGCTAACTGGGATGTAGGTCAAAGAAGTTCCACCCTTATTGAGTGTGCGCTCCATTTCTTGTGGGAATGGTTCTGTAAAAAGTTGATAAATTTCGTTGCTCATCATTTTGCCTTTCGGATAATTATGCTTGTTTTTACTTCGTCTGAAACCTGACAGTAATTGTCTGCGTTGATACCAATTTTTGATAATTCTTTTATTCGCCAATAAGAGGGCTGGACAAAACGTAGCAGCTGAGAAGCGATGTCGTCAATGGTCGAATTCATTTCACCTGAGTCAAGGTCGGTTGACATCTCAACGAGCCTACGTGTAACGATTGATGCTAGTCCATCGTGGTCCCAGGATTTGCGGTCACTACCAGATTTCTTTTCAATAGTGGTTCCATCACCTAAGGAAATCATTGGGACGGAGCCCATCTTGTCCGCAACTATTTTTGCAGCCGTGTCGTAGACGGATGAAATTTCCTGCTTGAGAAAATTCAAAATCGTGAGAGATGTACACAATTCTTCAATATCTACGCCCTGTTCCCTGGCGGCCGAAAAATTCCTATCAACATCCATAAGTTTCTTGGATATTTCCGAAACCTGGGCGGCCAACTGCTCTGCATTAAAAATTACTTCAGTATCCATTTTTCCTCTTTTTTAATAGGGGTGTAATCTGTATTAGATGATGATACTGGTAGGACGACGATAAGGCAAGCCCAAACCAGCTAAAAATGTAAAAGCTCCAACAGCCGAGTCAACCTGGTCATCGTGGTCACAGGCTTCAGGAAAGGATGACATTTCGTCAAGCCAATCGCTCAACCATGGACCACGCACAACCCTGACATTCCCGTTGGCTACGGCTGCAGCGAACGGTCGAGCCCTAGTTAGTTTGTCACCAGTTGAGCGAATTCCCATGAAATCATAACCCTGGAGTATATATCTTGCGTATTGGTCAACCAGCGCCTTGCCGGAGGAGCCTGGTTCCTGCTCCATTCTGATTGACACATTTGGCCCATCTTCCGCTGCGGTTTGGGCTATCATTTGCTCAACCTTGTCGCCCTTTACCCTTGCTTTTTTGACATCTAGGACATAGGCAACCCCGGAGTCATACAGCACCAATGTTCCTACGGTCCAGTCAGGGTTTGGGTTGCTACCAGAAGGTTCTGTTGCAGCAAGGTCCCAGAACCTAACAGCCCTAGCATTCCCGCCAACTGGAGGGACCTCTGATTGGTCAATTATCACAAAGGATGTTCTGTCAAAAAGGCTTCCTAGGGTTGTGGCCCACCAGTCACCCTCCTCCAATCGTCTTCTTTCAATTGGGTCAAGAGCTGCGAGCGCCTGTCTGTATGATTCTGGGTCAACACCTGGGTTGTCGGTAAGAAGAGATGGAACAAAAATTCTTCCAGCATCCACTCCTTCAACTATGAATCTCTGCCTAACCCAGTTGGGGGCAGGGTTTGATGCAGAACGCATTCTCAGTGGGACCTTGGAGAGCTCGCCACTTTTGGGTCTTCTAAGTCTGGAAAACAAATACCTGTAATCAGACTCACGTATTTCAGTCACCTCGTCCATACCGATAAACTGGAACTCGGAACCCTTGTATCTGAGGTAGTCGTTGGTGTTATTTAGGTAACCAAATGAGATTCTTGCCCCAGATGGGAATGTTGCCACATATGTGTTGTTGTTCCAACTTATCTCCTCAACCCCGCCGACCCATGATTTGAATCGGTCCATGAGGGCCCCAGGAAGAGAAAGGTCCGAATATGTTCTTCTAAAAAGAATGGCCGAATAACCTGGCACATCCACATACTGCATTGCCGCCATAAGCAGAGCACTGCTCTTACCACCACCAGCAGCACCTCCAAAAAACGCTTCTAGCGCATATGTTCTTAGGAATACTTTCTGGGTAATAGATGGCGTTTCAGGGCAAAAATAAGGTTTTCTTGGTTCTAGGTATTCTAAAACTTTTTGCCAGTTTGTCATTGTCGTCCAAGTCGATTAGTCGTGCTAAGTTTAGATTACTATGGCACAAGCTAATCCTAGCGAAAAAAAGTTTCAAAAAATGACAAAAGCAATAGGCATTTTTGCTTCAAAAATGACCCAAAGGAATACCATCGCCAACATATTGATTGCTTCATTTATACTGTTTGTGAGCGTAGGAACATTTTTAATATCTCCACCAGCTGGTTTTATTACTTTTGGTGTTGCTTGTGGTGCAGTCGGAATCTTACTTGGGATGGAGTAAAAGTACATAATGCCTTGGAACCCATCGCAAAATAAGTCAGTTGACCAGTCGCAACAAAAGTCCGCACTTGGACCAGGAGCGCCGGTTGCGTTCAACCCTTCAATGGTTGGTAAGCCCTACAGGGACTCGTGGGATATTGAAAGAGCGTACCGTGAAGGTTTCCAAAAGGTAACTTGGGTTAATAGGTGCATAGATGCAATTGCAGGAAATCAATCAAGATTGCCAGCTATTTTGCGGGAGAACAATAGTCCAAATGGAAAAATTATTCGAGAGTCAGATGAGAGCATCCTCAACTTACTAAACACCAAATCAAACATGGGTGAGAACTCATTTGTTTTTAGATACAGGCTCTCATCTCAATTGCTTATGTCGTCCCGTGGGGCATTCATTGAAAAAGTAAGAGGCAGAGATGGTCAGCTAATTGCGCTGCAACTTTTGCCACCGCAACACACTGCTCCAATACCTTGTCCGAAAAGATTTGTTTCAGGTTTTGAAGTTGATATGCGCAATGGCACAAAAGTAATTCTCAAACCAGAGGATGTTGTGTGGATTAGAAAACCACACCCACTGGACCCATACCTTTCATTAACCCCAATGGAAGCTGCCGGTATCGCAATAGAGATTGAGAACTTGTCAAAAATATACAACAGAAATTTCTTACTTAATGATGGTCGACCAGGTGGCCTTCTTGTTGTTAGGGGAGAAATTAATGATGACGACAAAGATGAATTGAGAAGTCGTTTTAGAGGAAACATAAATAGGGCCGGCGCAGTAACTGTTGTCTCTTCTGACGAAGGTGTTGATTTTGTAGATACGGGTCAATCACCCCGAGATGCAAACTATGTGCAAATGCGTCAGATACAAAAAGAAGAAATACTCGCAGCTTTTGGAGTTCCCGAATCTGTTATTGGTAATGCTTCCGGAAGAACATTTAGCAACGCCTCAGAAGAACATAAAGTTTTTTGGAATGAAACAATGCTCCCGCACCTAGAAACACTGGCTCGTGGGTTGGACGAACTTCACCCAGAATATTACATTGACTTTGATGTAACTGATGTTCCAGTTCTAGTTCTCTATAAGCAGGAACGAGACAGATACCTTCTCAATGAATACCAAAGTGGTTTGATAAGTGGAAACGAATATAGAGAAGGTGCTGGGCGCGGAAAAATTGACTCCGAGCTAATGGATGCAATGCTTGCTAATCCAAACTTGACGCCAATCGGATACACAAATAAAAAGTTTGAACCAGCGCAGCAGGGACAACTTGACATGATGGGAGGCGGTGCACCAGTTCCCGGGATGCCACCAGTACCCGGAATGCCACCAACCCCCGGGGCACCAGCAGCTCCTCAAGAAATACCAATTCCGGCATATGGTCCTCAAGCAGCCCCACAGGGCGGTCCGTCTGAGGGAATGACATCAGCCTTGACAGCAGAGGCAATTGCTGCTCAACAAGCAACAGCTATGGGTGGGCCACAGACAAAAGAAGAGGGCGGTGGAGCGGGTTCTTACATATCTGATGAATGGGATTTCAAAGCAGAAGAATCATCGGACAGGTGGATTGAGATACTTGACGCATCACTTGAAAGATTTTTTGAAAGACAGCAGAGAGTAATTATGGAAAAAGCTGCTGGGAGTAAAGCTAGAAAAAATATTGAATCGAAGTCACTTGACCCAGAATCGATATTTGACGTAGCCGTATGGAATAAACAGATGAACGAAGACATAAGACCAATACTTAGCGGAATAATGAATGACGCCTCAAGTGTTGTGTCGCAAGAAGCATCAATGCAGGCAGAGATGGATGAGGATGCAGTAAAAGAACATCTTGATTCACAGATGGAGCGGATGGAAAATGTAAATTCCACCACAGCATCTGAGGTTGCAGCAGCCGTTCTTGTTGCTTCGTCAATGTCCGACGAAGAAGATAAAGTCGGAATGTTAAAAGCTGCCCTTTTAGCTATTTTTATAAATCTATTAATGAAGAGGAAAAGACTCATAGCTGAGCACGAGGGGCAAACTGCGTACAACGCAGGAACTTATTTGTCCGGACGCTCAATAGGAGCAATGACAAAAACATGGATTACGGAAAAAGACCCAAAAGTTAGACCAGAACACGCCGGCCTACATGGTAAGTCGGTTGGCGTACTAGAAGCGTTTGATATGGGTGGGACATTGTTGAGGTTTCCAGGAGACCCATTCGCCCCACCTCATCTAACAATAAACTGCAGATGTAGATTGAGATTTGATAAAGATTGATTTATATAAACACAACCAACTTTATATAAATAAAATAAAAAGCTTCACAAAAACGGGAGCAACTCGTTTATCATTGATGACTAGGTGACTATGACAAACATGCAAGAAACATCAGCCGACTACGAATATAAGTCCCTAACAGGGCAATTCAATATTGACGAAGCTCTCGGTATAGTCGAGTGTTTTGCTGCTGGCGTTGGTAATAAAGACTCTGTTGGCGATATTTGCCTTCCTGGTTGTTTCACAAACTCTTTGAAGAGAAGAAAACCTCGAGTTGTATGGGGCCACAATTGGAATGAGCCAATTGGTAAAGTTTTGGAAATCTATGAAGTTGGTCCAAACGACCCACGTCTTCCAGCAAAGATGAGAAAAGCTGGGGTCGGTGGTCTTTATACGAGAGTTCAATTCAACCTTAAAGCCGAAAGAGGACGAGAGGCATTTGCAAATGTTTCGTTCTTTGGGCTTGAGCAGGAATGGTCAATTGGTTATAAAACCCTTGATGCAGTCTTTGACCCAACACAGCAAGCAAATCTTCTAAAAGAGGTTGAGCTGTATGAAGTTTCCCCAGTACTTCATGGTGCAAACCAGTTGACGGGGACAATTTCTATTAAGTCTGATGAACAGGGTGGCGAGGTTAAGGGTGGACCTTGTTGGGATGGATACAGACAAGAAGGAATGAAAAAGGGAAAGAATGGGAATATGGTTCCCAACTGTGTTCCAATCGAAGAAAAAGGAGCAAAGTTACGCGACCCAAATGGTGGTTTGACCGCAGCTGGTCGTGCTCATTTCAAGAGGACCGAAGGCGCAAATCTTAAACCAGGAGTTAAGGGTCCAGCAGACACACCGGAAAAGATGCGTCGCAAAGGTTCTTTTCTGACAAGATTTTTTACAAATCCCTCTGGTCCAATGAAGAAACCAAACGGAGAACCAACACGACTAGCCCTTTCTGCTTCTGCGTGGGGCGAACCAGTTCCAAAGAATGCTGCGGATGCCGCAGAACTTGCAGCCAAGGGACGAAGACTACTTGAGCGCTATAGCAACACAAAGAAAAAAGATGATAGCAATGATTCGGAAACAAAAAACCATGTAACTGCTATATATGAAGCAATGAACAATGGAGAGAACTCTGTTGTTGGACGCGCCGCCGACCTTACAAGGGCATTGGCGTCTCATTTTGGCGGAGCCGTAAGACTGGTTAACGCAGACAACGACATTGCAATTTTTGAAATGGGAGCCGGCGTCTCAGTTGAGACATTAAGAGTTTCTTATTATTTTGATGGCGACGAATTCATGTTTGGAACGGCGCAACAAGTAAGACCAGAAACCGTTTATATACCTACGAACAACTCAAACGGTAGTCGAATGGGTGATAACGGAACCCCAAACGCAATGATTGTATCAATGGGGCAAACAAACGGAAGCCTCTACGATGCAATGTCTTCGGCTGCAGTGCCACATGAAGCATGTTGTGACGATTGTTCAAAAGGCGACACATCTTGCTCTATACCAAACAACTTGAGCACTCTTGATGAGTTTAAATCTGCAAATATCGGAGAGCATCTTTTCTTGTTGCCGGAAAACAATGCAGAAAAAATTG